ATACCCTTGTATTGTGGTTGAACAACAATCTGGTTGTTGTTAACAACACGAATAACTTTATGGGACTGACCACGAATAACAACGTAATCATTCACGGACAGCTGTGAGATGAACGCAGTGTCATCACCATCAACCACATTAGAACCACGAGTCACAGAAACGCGACCAGTCAGTTGTGTAGTAGAAGAACGACGGACACAGTTCAGTACTGAACCGTTGTACTCAAAGAACATACCGTTCTGGAAGTCGTACATACCGCAACGGACGTTGGAACCACTCCAGTTAAGAACGTGGTAACCTGTGAAACCGCCAGCAGCAGATGATGTAGGCTCTTGATCAAGAATGAAAGTATAAGTAAATTCGTCAGTTATAGTGGCAACACTATAGGTGCCGTTATAAGAAACGTCATCAGCATCAACGAACTTGATAGTTGTACCAACTTCAAGGTTATGTGGAAGCTTCGTCTCAACAATAACGCGGTGATAGGTTGTACCATCAACGTAAGGTGAGTAGAAGACTCGGATTGCAGGGTTCTTAGGACAGAAGTTAATAGCAAGTGAACACTGGATACCTTTACCTGACTGGTAACGGAAATATCTACGTGTCTGTCTTACAATCTGACCGTCTGGAGACTTACTAGTACCAATCTCCATACCACCGTCAAATGGTCTGTGGAGGAAGAATCCATCAGGACGCACATAAATTGCGGTGTCGATGAAGTATTCGGTAGGACCAGAAGAGTTGACAGCTCCTGTAGTAAATACTGCATCATCAGTTGTCAGCAGTTCAGTGTCATCCTTAATTGCTGCAATAGTAGTCTCGATAATCGAGAACGTTCCAGCAGAATTATTATTAACATAACGGAACGGATCACCCACTTTAAAGTAGCGTGTGAAGTTCGTATCAGTACCAATAACAATACGTGAACCAGTCTGTGTAGCAACCAAACCAGCACCAACCACACGACCGTCCATATTAGTATGGATCAGTTTCTGCAGAGGTGTCTGCGAACCACCAGAAGTGAACTGGACATTAGTACCAGCAAGAGCACCTGCTAGTGATTCTGATAGTTTGAGATGATCTTGATCAATCACGATCACGAAGTAGTCACGGTTATCAACCAGACCACCAACGGTTGTACCGCCAGCATCCTGATAAATTACACGCTGACCAGTCTTCATAAAGTGATTTTCGATGCGCAAGGTGTGATCAGTAGTATCGACCATACCAGAGCTACCAGTTTCACGTGCGTCGAACGTCTTCGTGGAAGGAACGATCTGGAACGGAACTTCGATAACAAGTTGAGTTGCGTCTTTGACATCACTAACACTATAGGCACCATCAGTAGCACCGAATGCAGCAGTCTGGTTCTCAAACACTTGAGTACCTGAACCACCAGAAGTGACATCGATTTCTCCACCAGGATAGCTGAAGGAAGAACTCGAACCAAGGGCAAAACGATCGTTGCTAACAACCTTAACGTAATACTGACTACTAGGCGTCAAGTTACCAATTGCGGTACCAGCCGTGGTGTAGAACAAACGCTCGCCGTTAGACAAGTTATGGTTCTCGTAGTAGAAAGAGTTACGGAGAGGGTTGGAGAAGATACCCGTCATACCATACGTACCCACAGCATCGATCAGACGATACGGAGAGGCACCTGTAGAGGACTTGATACGGAAACGGTTGTTATCAACCTTCTCGACGTATACAGTCGCTGGTAGGGTCAAGCTTGAGATACCACTCTCACTGGAGTAGTAACGAGGATCCGCACCTGCTGTGCGAGTCATTGCGATCTGGTCGTTAGTGACCGCGCCGTGGTTCTCTACGTAGAACGTATCATCATCGGTAGAACGATCCTGAACAAGCATCAGGAAAGCGTTGCCGTAGTAGTCACTGTTCCAGTTCCAAACCCAGGATCCGTGACCTCTATAGTATCCATTCCACCAGTCGTAACCATAACGGAAGTGGAATCCGTTGCCGTGGTCGAGAGAATAGTTATAACGATATCTGTTAGTACGATAGTGATTTCTGTCGTACAGAGGGTTCCAGTTACCGTTAGTCAGAGATGTTTCGCTCTCTGGCAGATAGTCATCGTAGTTCCAACCTGGACTATATCCCCAGACCGAATTACTACCGTTATACCAGTTGTTATTAAAACGACCGTCGTAGTTAGAGCTGTTCAGATCACCGCTAGAATTATACTGACGACGGTTCATCGTCATAAAGTAAGCACGGTTCCAGCTAGAGTTGGAGATGCCTCGGTTGCTACTAACTTCCGCAAAGTCTCTACCAGAGTGAGTAGAGTTTACGCTGTTAGACATCCAGCGATAACGCCAGTACCAATCCCACCAAGGCTTCTCATCACTGGCATACTTATGAACTAAAGCAAAGTTATGCTTACCGTAGTTATACGTTGCAGCGTTTCCTTGCAAAGATCCAGAGTCATTGCGAAGGTTGATGATACCGTTGCTACCAGGGTTACCACCACTTGCTGCAGCATAACAAGCGTTAGACAGTTTAATAACTGCAGTACCACCATCAGCAGATGAGGTAGACTCAACACGGGTGTAATATACACCGTTACGCTGAAGGTTCTCGATGCAATAATCACCCGCATTTGGGTAATACATCAATGCATAACGCGAACGGAAGTTGTTTGCGTTCGTACCTGTCAGGGTGATAGTACTGTTGGTGTAATCGACGTTAGAATCGTCAACAGTGTAAAGCGCTGTAGGCTTGTGATCATATGGTTGGAACTCAGCCATATCAGGGTTGAGAGTACCAGAGAAGGTATTCTCATAATCAATCACTGCACGACCGTCAGCAGCAGTTGCTGTTGTATTGCCGATAGACAGAATCTTAGGTGAAATCGTGTTAACGAAGTACAGTGCTGTACCGTCGCTAAAACCATTCTCGAAAGACGTTGAAAGAACAACCTTTGTTGTAGCAACAGGATTGAACTGAATCTCGAAACCAACGCCAGTGTTACCAGCATTAGCATCATATGCATATAGAGTTGCAGGGGTGTTCTCAGTAACGTAAACACGAACATAAGAACCAGCAACACCTTCTGTGCTGTTTACATATACACCATCTGTGTATGCAACACCACCACCGTGAATACCATCAGCAGTTGTGGATACGCGGAATGGATGTCCAATGTTGGATGCATCATCCAACTTAAAGATGTACATTCCGTTTTTGTTGAGCTGGAACGGTGTTCCACCTGGAATAGTTCCGTCAATAGAGAAGTAATCCTGACCGCCTGCAGAATCGACAGTAACGGTATACTCAAAAGTATCTGCCACGATGCCTTTATCAGTCTGGAGACTGATAGCAGAACCTTCGTAGAAGAGACCAGGAATGATAGAGGTATAAGAACCCACCACGTTCGCCGTAATCGACTGTGTAGCGCGTGCTTTATACGTGAATGTGGTTGGAGTAGGAACAGACTGAATCAGGTAAGAACCTTCAGCAGTTGTAACTGCAAGACCAGTAACCACAATAGGAACACCAGCAGTCAGTGAGTGCTCATAAAGAGTCGAGACTGTGATGGTATCCGAGTTAGCTTGAGTGATGACACTCTCGATAAACGGAATTGTTGTGTCACTCGTAGCGGAGTACGTTGACGGAATGTTGTTGACAAGCTGAAGAGTTTCCCACTTCGTTGCCTGCGGACCATACTCAAAGTCCGTGTCAATCATCGTTTCTGGGTTTGAAACTCTGAGTTTGGACACAGGGTCAACAAACGTTTCAGCTGGTTCAAACGTAGAAGCAAACGATTCCACGAAAATTTGTAACTGGTCCGTCGCACTCATCGTGGACGTATCAGTTGCAAGCGAGATGATTGTTTTCTCGAAATCCTCGTTATAATCGCAACCAGTACCATTAACGGTAGTCTGGAATCCCTTAGTAGGGTCTGAGAAGTTATAAAGAATCTCGTTATTTGTAACGTTAGTGATGAGAAGAATCCTCTCGCCACTAAGGTTGTCTTTAAGCGTGACCGTACCACCCGTAAGTGTATTGGGATCATACGGTACAAATTCGTAGTCAGTGACTAGTTTCTTTGCCATTTTTTAATCTCTGGGTTTATGTTGAAAATGGAATTAGCCACCGAGTGCGATGGACAACGCAGCAATGGTAGATGTGATACCCACACCTCCCACTTTAAATGTTTTATTAACTCCAGTGAGGTTCACATCTCCACCGATGTCCAGGTTTCCCGTGATGTTTCCCGATGTAATGTTACGTAAGTTACGAGAGCCGTCAACGACTTCGGTGCCAGCTACGGATAACCCGTTCTTGGCATTAAAATTGATATTTGACGTTGCCATCGTGGTTCCCTTTCCCCCGATAGGTTCGGATATAGGTTTTCAGAATATATTTATACCAATTACACGTTCATCGTGAAGCGAGTATATTGAATGAAGGTTCCAATTGTTGCAGTTGCTCTGACCTCTACATTACCACCCACAAGTTCTACTGTAAATGTAGAGACAGCGTTGCCAGGATTGGTATGAACATCACCGAACATAGTTACAAACGCATCAGTTCCGTCGTGCGTTACAATAATTTCACTGGTAGAAACATCGCCACCTTGAGAAGCGTAAACTAGATACTTGGCACCTCTAATATTAGTCGCATTTAAAGTGTCGAAAGCTTCTGTAGCAGCAGTAGTTGTAACTGTACCAGCAGAAATGCCAGTGTAATTGGTGATGTTGATATGATCACCAGTGTTGTAAGTTTCAATCTGTAGATATGTTCCAACGTTGAGTTGGTTGCTGATCATCATATTGTAGTTGCAATTCGTTTCTCTGTTAAGAGTAATGCCAACGTTGCTTACTACCAATCCAGGAGTTGCTGTGTTCCCAGCATTACTGAATTGCATTATATTTCCAGACCCTACAATATTTGTAGTGCTACTGTTTTGAGCAATAGTCAGAGTGTTATTCATAACCACTGACGAACCATTCAATTGAATAGATCCATTCAAATCCGCAATATTAGATTTCAATACGAGGTTTTGATCTGCACCTGTAATTTGAGATCTGTTAATACCAGTACCCCAAGTTAAATTGTTGGAGGGATCAAGCTCGATATCACCAGCAGATACTGATAATCTATTAGAAGGAGATGCAGTACCAATACCAACTAGGTGATTGATTTCGTCTACAACTAAGGTAGAACTATCAATAGCAATAGGACCATTAACATTCAAACCACCCATCGTAAAGGTGGCACCTTGGTTTAATTTAACCGCATTAATTGTATTATCTGAAGGCTCTCCAACATCGATGGTATCACCAATGACAAGACCAAAGAAATCAATACCAGGGTTCGGAGGATCTGAAAATGTAATCTGATCGTTATTGATCTGATAAGAAACATTTGCTTCCTGCATCACACCACCAAGTGAGATGAGGATTTGCAGAGGCGAACCAGGAAAAATTACTTGCCCACCAACACGCATATTGAAAGTAACCGCCACACCATTAAACTGTGCAGCAACGTCATCCAATTTACGGATGTTACCAATTTTGGGTGTGACTCCTAAGTACGCCATCTGTCTTTAAAAAATATTTATGTTAGGTGCCAATGATGGCGAATTTACCGTCTGTCCCAGACTGATTGGGTATACCACCCTGCCCAGCAACTCCTCTATTGGGATCTGCATCATTACCAGGGACTTCATTTGAACCAGCAGAATATGATCCAGCAATGATACGAGTCTGATCTATGAAACCAGCTCCGCCACCACCACCGTGACCATTAACGTCGCCACTACCGCCGCCACCGCCACCGTAGTAACCGCCACCGCCGCCACCGCCTGGATATGTCAACAGAGATCCTGCTCTGCCACCTGATAATCCAGAACCAGAAACTGAATCAGTAAAACCAGCGAAACCTCCCTCAGTTTGGGAACCTCCACCACCGCCTCTTTGATCGAACAGTTGACCGATTTGACCGTTGGAAGAACCGCCTGCTCCACCACGTTGATCGGCACCACCGCCCCCGCCACCAGCTGCAATCAAAAGTGCGTTTGATTGAACAGCAGAATCACGGAAGATTCCTGTGAATCCTCCACCACATCCACCATATTCATTACCCAAAAGACCTCCTAAGGCACCTCCACATTCGCCGCCAGTAGTGACTGATGCAGATGATCTAGAATCCCCACCACCACCAACACAAATGTGATACAGTTGAGTTGAGAGCAGTCTCAAACCGCCAGCTGTATATCCAGCACCGCCACCAATGCCGCCAGTGTTTTTACCGCCAGCTCCACCAGCTCCCCACATTACGAATTGCACTGTAAACATAGCATCATCAGAAACAACTGTTTCTAATTGATACTCTCCTATGTTTAAAACTAAAGATCCTTGAGTATCTAAGTTCCAGTTAAAAGCTGCGGATCCATCTTGAGGAGTCACACGAACAATTCTTGCTGCCTCAAAAGGAGTCTTGCGAATTTTAGTAGTGTCATAGAAAGGACGCAAATGTCCTTCATCGGTCAAGTCATCCAACCGACTTTCGTAATTTTGAGTTTTTAAACTGCCGATGCGAAAAGGCATTTATGACTCCTTATCGCCAATTAGAATGATTGTAACTTTGTTTGCTGTGTCAGTCAGACCATAAATTGCATCATTCGCGTCTTCGAGAACGATGGGATAGTTTAGTTCAACGTAGAACGTTTCACCAGAACTTAACTCTTGTCTAACAAACTGCTGTGGCTTAGTTGCAGCATCGATAGTATCGAGTGCACCTACGTTATCTTCAGCGAGATACAAGTTAATAGTTTCAGTAGTAGTGTTGCCATTAAAAACAACAAAACCCTTGAAATATGTCTTTGTAGCTGCAGGGTTTACGTAAACCGTACCAGGAGTGCCTGTGGGAACGAACTGAATGTTCTTCCCTCCAGTGCCTGATAATTTTCCTCTTGAAAGAGCCATTGTATATTGTATCCTCCTTGATATTTAGCTGAACAACCAGATGTCCCGCATTTCATTGCGGTCGCTGAATTCCATATTTACAGTCCCATCAATATTGCTGCTAACAACCACGAGGTTATAACCAATATCAGCAGTTTGGGTAGCAGGGTAAATAACGTTTCCAAGACGAATCCTATTGGGAGTAGGACCACCAGGATCAGCTTGAATGCTAACCCCATTAATAGTTGCGTTATTTAAGGTTTGTAAGTTAGTAGTACCATTAGTAGCATCTGCTTTCAATGAGATAGCATTGTTAATGGTGACAGAAAAATTAGGGTCATCCCCTAATGCTGTACTCAATTCTTGTAATGTATCGAGTGCGCCTGGTGACGACCCAACCAAATCAGCAACTTCCTGACGGACAAATGCCGTTGTAGCAATTGCAGTAGTATTATCATTCAGTGCTTTAGTTACACCAGATGAATCACCTGCAATGTTAACAGTAGTTCTATCAGCAGGACTACCAATAGAATTCTCAGTTGTAATATATCCTTGAGTTGCTACAAAGATATCAGTAGTAACACCACCAGCTGTGGCGAACATATGGAAGTCATCACCATTTTGGATGAACTTTGTAGTACCACCTGTGTTGGAAGATTCTAAAGTAATCGTTGGCAAAGACTGTGCCTGTACCCTGAGGCAATTAGAAGTCCCAGAACCACCGTCGATATCAACCTTAAAGCTAGGACTAAAATTACCGACGCCAATAGAACCGTAACAGTCAACGTCTCTAACATTTACGTCATCCGTATTGAGAAGTTCGACAGCACCAGATCTTCCGTAGAAAGAACTAACAGCACTAGTGGGTCCAACCAGAGATGAAGAGAACCCAATGTGAGTAACTTCAATAACCGAGTTAATACTAGGAGCATCATCTAAACGAAGAATTAGGTTTTGACTAGTCAGAGTGTATGCATCTTTATGCTGCACCAGACCATCAATAGTCACCAAAATTGCGTGAACATTTGGTGGAGATTTTGACATTGTAAAGTCAACGTCAATTCCGTTAGCAACAAACGATTCGGAGAAAATCTCCGAACGATCCATATTGTTAACAACTGAATTTTGAACGTGACCGAAGAAAACATCTCCAGTACTAGGAGCTTCTGAGAAATAAAGTTGATCTCCCTGAACCCAAAAAGATCCAGGACCACCAGAAGCACTAGCAGTATTGGGTTGTTGCAGAACACCGTTTAAACTAACGGTGAGTTGCATTGATTGAGAAACAGTGACTATATCACCGTTGGTAGTACGAAGCGGAAAATTTACATCAACGCCGTTAAATGACGACGAAATATCTTGGAGCTCCTTAATTTTAGAAACATATGCTTCGGGATTTAATCCAAGATATGCCATTAGACTGAGACCTCCATAATACTAGAAATGCAATCTAGAGCTGAATTAGTATCACAAGTAACTATGATTTCATCACCCAACCCAACATCAATTTTTTGAACAGAATCTCCACTAGTATGAGTAGTAGGAGTAGAGTTTGCTTGCGCTCTGTCTACGTTAAGTATTTCGTCACCTGTACCCTGAAGGGAGGTGATCTGCATAATTTCGTTATTGATCTTGATATAGTCTTGAGCGTTAAACTTAGGACCAGTGTTATCTGTAACAGTTAAAGATACGACACTGGCACTAGTCATATTAGCTGCTAATGTATCGCTTACATTAGGTGTCGATAGTCTATATCCATCTGGATTATATTCCAGAATAATCTTTTGACCCTGCATAATTTCAAATGATGATCCTGCAGGAATTGGAACATTCTTTACGATGAATACATCATCTTTAGGATACTGCGGATCGATAGAATATGCTGGATATCGACTGACCTTTACAGCAGCGATAACAGCTGTCTGTGTGGTATTGGATAAGTTGCATCCAATTAACACGCTCTGTTTTTCAACCTGAGTACCTTGCAGTTCTACTGCGTAGATACTAGTGTCGGAAACACCAACGCCCGTTTTAGAAGTGGATAGGAATTTATTTGCCATTTTTTATTAACCTAAAGCGATAGCGAGAGCAGTAGCGTCGAGACCTGCTTCCACAGATACACCAACCTGAGCAGCAAGAGTGTTTACCTCAATTTGCAATTCGTTAATAGCATTAATAAGGTTTGCTTTATTTTGTGTAGTGAGGTTGTTTAAGTTTCCGATAGTAGTATCTTTAATTTCATTAATCGCAGCAACGATACTGGATTTGGAAACTGTACTTAAGTTAGAAAGAACACCAACAATGACATCTTTTGTTTCGTTGAGAGCAGCAACTAAGCTTGAATGGTCTACAATGTTAGCAGACAGAGATGTCAAGTCGCCTACATCTTGATCTAGTTCATTAACAGCATTAACAATACTAGTTTTATCCACAGTAGTTAACTGGGATAACGATTTAATGATAGTATCGGTGATATAATTAACTGCTTCCACCACGTTATCTTTATCGTTAGCAGGAATTTCGCCAGTGATAGAGGCGATAGGTCCCAACTCTGTATCTAATTCAAGTAAGCAATCAGTAATTGTTTGAGCAATAAGGTTATTTACCACAGCTTGGCCAATGACCTTGCCAGAAAAATCACCATTGTCAGCGCCAATGTCATTAATCTCAAGGCGCTGTTGCTCAAACGTATAATTTTTCGCTACGTTTCTGACAGTCATTTGTGATAGGGCAACTAGTATCTGGGTTTATTTATATCAGGATCTGATGAGTGATCTGAAGTACTTGACAGTATTAGTAGCGTATGACGGAGTGAATATAACTTCGATGTTTGCTCCATTATACTGTGCAGTAATAGTACCTAGTGCACCTTCATTAAGACCACCAGAAGTCATAGTGGCATATTCTTCGATGAAAATGTCAGTACCATCGTGCATAATCAGGACTTCTTTGACCTGAACGTAAGCACCAGATACAACCTGAACAACATACTTGCCGCTGTAGTAATCGGCAATTGTGAATGTATCAATAACGGCTGCTTGAATAGTTGCTGTAACAACTTGTCCGCAGTCTTGACCGTGAATATCACGAGTTAAGACTAGTGAATCTCCCTGATCATTATAAAGAATTTTCTCAGCACCACCAAGACACAATCCCATTTGATCGGAAGATGGTCTATAGAAACCATTATCCTGATCTTGGAAGAATGACATACCAGGAATGGATTCCGTACCATCGCCTGCTCCAGTAAAACCAGACAGGTTAGTCAGACCGTTACCATCACCGATAAATGCAGTAGCACCGACAGTACCCTGAACTTGCAAGATTTGCGCAAGAGCATTGTTGGGCTCTTGACCGATACCCATCTTATTGTTAGTGGGATCAACCTTCAGCAAAGGAACATTAGATCCAGTTGGTTCAATAGTGACTACTGCACCATCGAAAGTAACTGAAGAACCAACACCAGCAACTGCGATAGAAGCTGCTTCTAAATCAGCAATTAAAGTTCCTCTGGTAATACCGAGATCGCCAGAAGTTGTACCAGTAAAGCTACCAGTTCCAATTGCAAATTTATCTTCTGATTCATCATAACCGATGAATGCATTGTCTTCACTACCACGCTCAAATACAATACCACTGTCTCCAGCTGGAGAACCAACAACACCATTGCCAAGTTCGATCAGTTTATCACCAATCACAGTGTTGGTTGTGGAAACTGTCGTAGTGCCGCCAAGAACAGTTAGTTCTCCGTTGATTACAACGTTGTTTGCAACTTCGAGATCTTCTGTAGGAGAACCAACTCCAATGCCTACCTTACCTTCTCCAGTAACAACAATGGCATCTGTAAGATTGTTAGCAGAGGATCCACTAGTTCCGCTAGCTTTGGATGTCTTGAGTCTGATGTAACCACCAGTAGCAGATCCAGTACCAGCACCACCTGCAATGGTAATATCGGAACCAGAAACGTCAACTCCAACTGCATCATCTCTAGAAACTTTACCAGTAACGTTTAGAGAAGTTGCGACAGTAGCAGAGTTAAAATTAAATGTGCTAGTGGTATCGATCTTAGGTGGAGTAACTGATCCGTCTCTAAGCACCGAAGTGTCAATTGCCTCAAGCCCTACAGAGGTACTGAGTTTTTCTGTGGTGATGGAGTTATCTGCTAACTTCAGGGTAGTAACAGCGCCATTTCTGATAGTGGAAGTTGTCACCGCTTGGGTGCCTACACCACTATCCAGTTTGGCGTCACTGACTAGCCCATCATTTAAACCAGTTCTCCTGATTCGTGTAAGCGCCATTGTTTAAACAGATCCTTATGTGAGTATTTATAGTTTGGAAATAAGTTCCTTTAAAAGAGATTTGATGTCGGAAACATCTTTCTTTAAATTATCAATTTCATCTGCATAACTAATATTTCTTTCGGCAAGCATTTTTGAACGCTTGTATGCCTCAAAGGAGCTTTTATCGTGATTGATAATCGCTCCCGATTCGTCACGATGGAGATCATCGTGACCCTTTACCTTATGGTAGTTGTAATTTTTAGCCCACATTTCAGCAAGTATTGTACTAGGCATTAATAAGTTGCAATTGCTCTAAGGTCCCTAATTCTAGGGGGCATAGATGGATTGCGTGACTTCAATACAACTTTGATAGCGAAAGAATTAAAATCTTTCAATCCATTAATAGTAAATGAGTATTCTTTGAAGTCTTCTTCGGATTCAGTAATTGGCGAGAAGTTTGTACCTGTGGAAGGCGAAACAGTCTTGTCAGGAACACCAGTGGTGTTAAAGTATGTCCAGTTGATTTCTTTAAAGAACACCTGTTGTGACGCTCTCTTAGTTTTATACATCAACGAAATGTCGTCTATTTCTTGTAGAGCAGCAGTCAGTTTGACTGTAATACCACTACCAGGATTATCTAGCGAAATTTCTTTAGTGACATAATTTGCGACGTTAGAAGAATTCTTAAGTCTTTCAGGTGTGTATAAGAAACCATAAGCTTCGTATACAGTTTTAATTTCCTGAGGAACATTGAAACTCTTATTGATAACATCAAAACCAGCTTCGTACAGTCCAGTAGTGCTATCACCAGAACCGATTAAATCTCCAGCAACAAACAATGAATTGTTAGAAGAGAAGATCAAACGATAGTTTTCTTGGTTCCAACGATTAGCAACGGCAGTCTTAGAATCATCATCTAACGCAACGTTACTTCCAGGATCAATATCGAATTGTGCGAGAGAAAGATCTCCAGCAATTTTTAGAGGTAAAGTAAACCCTGTAGCTGCACCACTCACAGGATTAGTGGTACTGCCATCAAAGTTCCACTCTTTATTATAAGAAGATGAACCACTGAATTCAGGTTCTTCACCAATAATGAAACCATCACCTTCGGTAATTCTCACATACATCTCACCAGGAGAAGATGCATCCCAGTAAGACAGAACACCCTTAGTGCCAGATGTCTTACCAGTAATAACTTGTCCTTCGCCAGAAGTAACTTCAAACGTTTGAGCAGAACCAAGAGTTGCAGGAGAAGCTGCATTATCCGTTAGTCTCATAACAACTGTCTTATAAACTTCAACCTGCTGAACTTTCTTCCCGTATCTATCTTCAGTACCATTCGGAGACTCAGCACGGTTGGTGGTGAGAATTGCCTTTGGATTCTTGAGGTTTATAATAGGAGAAAGATTTGGATTAGTGGTAGAAAGTGTAGCACTAACGGTCATTGATCTCTTATCGTTCATACGATCAGAATATATCTTCTCGTTCAGCTTAGAAGCGATAACTCTTTGAGTTGGGAAGTAGTATTCTTTATTGAGAATAATATCAACTGGTTTTTCAATCTCATAGTCAACGATAGTTTCTCTGCTATCGATAGGTTTGATCTTAGTAGTCTCAACCATAGTTGAGAGTGTCGTTTCAGGGTAATCAATAGCATCAATTTTAATGACTGCTTTCTCATACTTAATTTGCCCAAGAGCAACACCAATATTACCACCACCAGTACCATTACCGCCTGCAACAGTAGGCATCTCCACAGTATAGAAATCGATACCAGCATTAATAACAGGTAAGATTTGATTGTTTAAAGTAGTAGTCGAATAACCACCGACACCACCAACATTCTTCAGAGCAACAAAGGATCCAGGATTAAGACCGTGGTTTTTATGGTCAATTTTGATAACCTTAGTATTGGCACCAAACAGCTGACTCGAAGTAGTACCAGAACCATCAGCATCAGTTCTGACAGGACTTGGTGGAAGGTTGTCATATCCCATATCATCATTGACGAGACGAACAACACCAATCTTAGTAATATCAAACTGTGCTCTAAAGATATCAAACTTCAGGTCTTCGTATTGGTTCGCGGTCCAAAGAGTGCTATTCTGAGATTTAAACAGCGAACCAAGCAAAGGCTGAGTAGTAACTGTAGAGTTACTGTTAATTTCAGTCTCACCGAGGCGAGAAATGAATGTTTGGTACTGAGTGCTATTTGTTTCGATGAGAAGAGCATACTCACGGTCATTTTCTAGATATATCGGGTAATCGAAATGGAACTCTGTAGGAATAAGTGCCTTGCTATCTGTAGCAACACCCATCCTAACTGCAGGTTTGTTATACTTAATAATTGCTGTAGCAGATGCCAGCTGTGTGGCATTAGTACTAACAATCAATACACTTGGAGGAATTGTATACTCGGTACCACCTAAAGTAGGATTAATTTCATAGATCTTTTGATCTGTGACACTAGGAACTGCAGTAGCTGTAACGCCACCAGGCAATTGAGGAGATTCAATTGTGACAGTTGTCGAACCTGCATACCCATCTCCAAGATCGTCCATAATAATACGAGAGATGTATCCAGAATCCTGAACGATTTCCACAGATACAATCTCGTCACCAGATCTGCTGTTATTAGCAACAGTCAGTGAAGTGATAACCAGAGGTTCGCCAGCTATGAAACTCTCTTTGTTGTGGTCTCCCAAGATTAAAGTATAAACTTGAGTAGTTGCCAGATTGAAGTTGCCATTGACTTCAGGAACAGGAGTATTCTGAGAATCCAGAACTTTGATTAAAGGACCTTGTGCGTTAGAAGTATCGCCTTCGATGATCTCATTTTTAATGAGAGTGTGTCCACCACTACAAATAACACGAAGATAGGTGTTAGGATCTATTACAACTTCAGAACCAGGTATGACATTTTTAGAAGGTCTACCAGCAATAGTATCAACTAACTTCACCGAAATTGGCAAGATGGGATCTTTTTCCGAGAAGTACATATTTACAGAAGATGCAAATACGCCACCATTAAAGCTTTCAACACGGAAAGTTTGTGCTAGTGGGTCAACAACAGAAACCTCTGGGTTGAGGATATTCTCTGTGTACTGTGTACCATCTGTTTTCTCATCATCGCTAAGATTTTCAACAGCGATGATATCATTAGGAGCAGTTTCTTTAATTGCAGTTGCGAAGAAAGAAACATTGGCAAATGATTGAGGATGATGTCCGTTAGTGCTGCTGCTCGTAAACTTAATCTTCTTAACACCCAGAGGGAATTTAAGCCCAACAGACTCATCAAAAGTCAAGTCTTCGATGTTTTCTTCGTGGAAAGTGCCTAAGGATGGTTTTCTACCTGAAGGAATTAGAATAATACCAGAAGCATTTCCAGCATCATCTGTTACTATATTGTCTCCCCAAGACCTGAGGGAAGATCCAGGAATGCCAGAATAGTTACGATCTGGTACCACATACCCACCGATATTGATATTATCCAAGAAAGTATGCAATCTAGTATTAGGTTTCATCTTACGAAGATGGAACTCAACATATTGCTCTTTCACATACAGAGTGAATGAAGTAGAAAGAACTTTTTCTCCGATGGAAGTACTGCTTTGCTGTAAAGGAAGCTCTGTATTCTGAGATGCCAGATTAGAAGAACTGGTAATCTTAGACTGAATAACTTCAGCTTCTGCAGTTTGAGGAGCATCAGAGCTTAGAGAATTGACATTGCTAAACTCGGAATCGTTACCAAGAATAGAGATCTTACTAACATCGTGAATTTGAGATAGGGCAACATCTCCATCGGTATAAACTTCCAGAGGATCTAATGTCTGGTTGTCGTTATTATTCAAAGATGGCAGACTATACTCATCGAACCACGGATCGACATTAGGAGAAAGAGCTGCAGTTCCCTTAAAGGCAAAGATAAGGAAAGGATTGACAGGAATAGTTTCTGTCGCAAAGTTGTTTTGAGCGAGAACTTTTGTGGTGAATGGTAGAGTAACCATACCTTTATTGACCACATAACCAGACAAAAGTCTAGAAGTTGGATTTGGATCGTGCTCAAGCAAAGTAACACTAGTCTCTTTAGACTCGGGACGCATCGAACCACGAGTGAGATCAAGAGCGCACTTATAATCAACGCTGTTGATATTAGAGAGATTGAAGTTCTCGAAGTTATCGACAGCAAAACCAGACTTAAATCTATCAAGACCAGTTTGACCATCCTTAATTTGAGTGTTAAGAGCTGACTGTTCTAAGATAGACAGCATTGTATATCTCTCGACACGTTCGATTCTCTTCTCCAATTTGGAGATATCGCGCATTGTAAAACGCTTGTTTTCCACAGGGAAAACTTTGATTTTTCTGAGATTTTCAGTAAACGCAGGAATGTAAATCTTGAAGATCTTAATAGCTTCGTCAATTGTTTGTGCAGACTGAGGATCGTTAGAACCAGCACCTTTTTTAACAATAAAGTTACCGTCTTTCTTCAAGTAAATAGTATCAATTCTGTCAACGTAGTATTCATACTGACAAGCAAAGGTGTATGGAATACTGGCAGAGCTTTGTGTGTCAGCAGGAAGTGCTGCAGTAACACCACCACTTGTAAACACTTCAGAAACATTGGATGATGGATCCATCACACTGGCATTCAGATAACCAGGAATAAATGCTGATGTACCAACCAAAGGACGGAAGTCAATTACATCTGCTAAAGACTTGCTGCCATATACATTAGAAGTAAATTTGGGAACTTCAGAATATGAAACACCGTTCTCGTGGAGATAAGAATCAACTGCAAAGAAGTCTCCTTCCGAATGCTTGAAATAATCAAATCCAATAACTAGGGTACCAGTAGGAGTTCTGAAACCAGGTTTTCTAATTAATGCAGATGTGTCATACAAAGAATCTCTTTGACCATCATCGAATAAGAAGTAATCTGTAATATCAATTCCACTGTTACCTAGAATAGTTCCATCTTCATCAACAGACGGTGCAATACCAGCTTGCCCTTCATAGACATAACGCAACTTGTATACATCGGAGAAAGACTTGACCTGACCAGTTGGATTGTCGTAATCATCGCCTCTAATTGGGATAATATCGTTATCGATATCCGAAGCAATAGAAATTCTTTTCTTCTTGACAGATGTTTTTAGTTTTGGTTTTGCGTTTGCAGTCTCAATAGTACAACTGATTTTCAACTTCATATCTGCCAGATTCAGAGCACCTGCTTGATAGAAGTAATCGGGTGGAAGCTTGATGGCAATAGTGCCAGCAGTATTTCCCTCAGAACCACTAGTGATCGAGATCATCGAACGATCAATATAGAGAATATCTCCTTCTCTCACTAGATCACCAGTAGCACCGCCATATCTTGTAGTAGTAGCACCAGCAGTATAGATCTCCATTACATAATCGCTTTGATTAAATGGAGCAAATTGCTGTTGACCAAAGTCAAGCTGTGCAGCAATAGTAATTTCGTTTGTGGTACCATCAACAGTAACTGATTCAATAAATTGCTTTCTTGAGAAATAAGTAATCTCAGTATTTGCATCATCCGAAAGAATCGAATAAATTTTACTGTTTGGCAGAGGAAGAACTAGACTTGATTTTCCAGAATTTTCAATTTTTGCACGAATCTTAGAAACAGTATTAGAATCGAAGTTAGCTAAGAGACGCTGTTTTAAATAAATTCTGGCAACTGTATCGGTAGTAGCATTGCAAGCATACGCAACTTCATAACGATACGTAACACCATCAGCAGTGATTTGAATTAAATCATCTTCTTTAAGTTCATCTGCAGGACGTGCACTATAGTTAGTAGCTTCAATAAAGTCGCAATCTGTTCTGCCAGAATACTGTAGGTTGTTGGTGATAGTTTTAAATTCTGTATAATCGGTATCTGCATACTGAATATCTGCAGAGAACGTTCTAGAACTATTACCGTGTGTCATTCCAACGGAACGAAGATCTTCCGTACCAAACGTTTGAATGACATTCTTATAAAGGAATGCTTTTACATAAGCATCTGGATCGCTAGCACTGTGTACACCACCAACATCAATAACTTCAACAATTGGAGGACTGAGGAATTTATCAGAAATCTCTCTCCTACCTAATTCGGTGAAAGTAACAGAGTGGACATAATCCTGCTGACCATCGATGCCGTCAACAGCAGTCTCTCTTCTAACAGTAGTGTAGTTACCGCGATATTGTCTCTGACCAATTTTCAACTCCATCTGATCAGAATAATTTTCACCACCATAAGGAACAGTGAAGTGACTAATACGACCTTCTACAGCAATGACAGCAGCTTTGGCACTGTCATCCATATCAAAAATTTCTTCTCCCTCTTCAAACTCTCCAATAACATTCGATAGTACAATTGTATTAGAATGAGATAAAGTTGCATTCTCGGGATCATTTTGCCCAACCGACAACCCACCTTCGATAACAGCAGTGGCACCAGAGATAGAACCCTGGATATTAGAACCAGTTTCAAATGCGTGGATACCAGTTAAAACAATCTTGGTGAAAAGAATGGGGTTGGTATAACTGAATGTAAATGTAGAGTCTTGCTGATTACTAGAAGCAACAACGCCACGAGTTTTATCAAATCCAACAGGAACTGTTTGGAATTTGAAGTCTCTTGCAATAGCTCTACCAATGATAGGGTGCACTGGAAGAGTATAGTCTAGAACCATACCATAATAAGTTGCACCAGTATTGTTACCATATAGAGAGATACCATTACTAGCGCCACCACCAGAACCTCCCAGCTTTACAGGACCGTGTGCTTGGTAAGATTGATGAATGCTGTATAGAGTTGCAATAGGACCTCTTAGAATCAGTTCGTGCACAACGTGCTCCGAACCAGATTCATTCATACCACCAGTAGCACTATCTTCGCTCCAAGGAACGTTTCTATCTCTATCCGTATTGTATTTTTGATTAAATCTTGCGGCAACAACTTTAATCTCATCATAAGAGGTGCCATTAAAGTGGAACACAGATGCTGAAGTGCCAACCTTCAAGTCGGTGTAAACAATATCTGTAGTATTAGTTGCAAGGTCAATAGGCTCACCATTGACAGGATCGACACCAGGATATACCCATACTGTCATAGTTGCAGCATCGGTATTATAAGTTGTTCCTCTTAGATCGCTAGCAACAAAAATGCCTGTATCTTGACTGTTTTTGGAACCATTATCGCCAAGATAAGAATCAATAAATTTTCTATAAAAATTAGCTTTCTTAAATGGTGTAGATTCTCCATCAGAAGTAGCACTAATAGGAACAGAACCGTGAACTCCACGTATACCAACTGTAGGCAAAGGTGTGGAATATAGTCTGGTATTTTCTCTACTCTGAGTATCTTTTGCTTTATCTAATTCGAGATACTTAGTATCTGTACTTTCTACTTCGTAACCACGAACATAAGCTTTACCAGGACCGATGCCAACAATAAACTTTCCATCAGCTGCCAGTTCAGATAAACCGTTGACTAGACCAGTTGATGAATTGACATCATAGTAACCAGATCCATCAGCGTTGTAATATTCTTTAAGGTCGGCAATAAAATTCTTTACGATATAATCGCCAGACTCGTCATAAGTTCTACGTGCCAGAATCTCTTCAATCTGACTAGGTGAAGTTTGAGTAATTTGTCTCTGGATTTTACCTTCTTCCAGGAAGACAAGCTGAACAAAGTTTTTATTTGATGGAGCGTCAACAGCAAACTTTTGAAGATTCAAAGTAATCTTCAGTCTATGAGCTCCAGGTGCAGAATAGTTAGAGTAACCCTGAGCGTTATCCTTCAGCGAAGGATCGTCTTCTGGAGTGACAATTGATTCTGTAATATCCCAACCAATCTTATAAGAAGAAATAGCACTGTATTTCTCTAGAATAAGAGTTTGAGATTCGTTCTGGACAAAATGTCCATTAATAAAGTAAATGCCTTTCTGAACGTTTACAGCAGAACCAAAACCCATAGCAGTAGTATCTGCTGGTTTGATTCCATCTGTACCTACAACTAGAGTCGGATCGTTATCCGTTGTAGGAGTTTCTAATTTGAGAGATTCGCCCTGTCTAAACCTAACGTCAGTATTATCAGAACCTGAACTGACATACTTAACAAAAATAGTATCAGCGTCTGTTGTAGTTTCTAAAGCGTGATTATCAACAAATGCCTTAACACCAGAAGTCTGACCGACAAGAATCTTGCCGACCAGCTGAGAAATATTGTATTTGACGAAATTAATTTCGCCATTTACGTTTTGTGCAACCTGAGAGACGCTACTTAACTTAACATAGTCATACGTATTAGAATACGAGACTTCGCCAGGGATCACCATTTGACCCTGTTTGAACATACTATTGCCGACTTGTTCGACCTGATCCTGCAGCATAGACTGCAGCTGAGTTAACTCTCTCGCTTGGATTGAGTAACCAGGTCTGAACAGAATCCTATAGAAGTTTTTCCCCGTATCAAAATCGTCAAAATACGGGGATCTATTCAGGTTAGTGTTTTGTGGCATCTCTTAGGTCTCTTTTAATTAGAACTCAACAACGAGTTTAATGTCTTCAATCTGGTCAGAAGCACGAGAAATTGCACGACGGTTCTCAATATAGATGATGTCACCAGAGTTGCCTTCGATTTCGGGATTAGCGAGACCAGAAGCAAAGATAACACCGCCGTCAGTCTGACCACCAGGAGTATTATATGTACTATTTACCGTAGCAGTAGAAAGCGAAGTTCCGCCAGAAACTGTATCAGCACCATTGCTGAAATCATACACAACGCCGTTATGTGTGTGACGGTCAGGAGACTGGAAGTACTTAACGATGTTGTAGGTTACGCCGTCAACAGTACCCTTCCAAGAAACTACAGTTGCTTTAGCAACAACTGTATCGCCATTGCCATCGGTATAAGTTTGTGAAATTTCTTCGTCAACGAAGAAATCGCCAGATGGGTTCTGCAGCTTAAGTGCAGGAGTTGCACTCAGGTTGTCAGCAGTAGCGAAATCGGTAGAGTTGTAGTTATATGGGTCGCGCAGCAAACCGATACGACGGAAGTCGTTATCAGTTGGGAAGTCGCCTTCGCCTTCATCGTAGGTCAAGCGAGTGTTAATCATCACACGCTTACCACCCAATTCCTCTACAGGATCCTTTCCGTGTCCACCTTGAGGGGGGATAATCACTTCCAGGGCACCACCAGTAGCATCGGTGTTAGCGTCGATGTTAGAGGGGGTTGTGAGAGCAGCATCGCTATAGACATCGCTCAAATTAATTGAAGCGTATGTGTATCCTGTACCAGAAGCTTGAAGACTTGCTTCGACAATAGCACCTGAATCAACAACTAGTTTAGCAATACCAGCACTACCATTACCTTGAATAGGAGCATAGTAGGTACCAGGGTCATAGTTGGTACCAGAATCAGTAATAAGAATATTATCGATAGCACCATCAACAGCAGAAGTAATAACTGCAGTTTCTTCCACAATAGGAAGGAAGTCAGTGGAGAGGAACTTCAGCACACTATCGGTAGGGATGGTGTACATATACTTCCAAACGTATGGACGCTTACCATCCGTACGGAATCCAGGGTTGCCAGCATCTTCAGGTTCGATGAAAATACCAGAGATTGACTGAACTTTAGTTGGTTCTGTTACAGAAACAACACCGTTAGGATCGGTAGGGGTCTGACCGTTGTAGATGCATTTGAAAACCTCATAGCTGCTGTTCATCACATAGAATGTGGCAGCAAACAATGAAGATGAACCTGTAGCAGAAGTTTTAGCACTGCTATAATCAGGCTTGTACATATCGTACACAGTGTTAGCGCCGAAGTTATAACGCTTGACCACAAAGGTCACGTCATCTTTTTTCACACGCTTGAGTGAGATCATATCATCGAAGATCTCAAACTTTTCTTCTTGCGAGTCGAAAGGTTGTGTAGGAGTGTTCTCTGTACCAGTTCTCCATACACCAGCTTTACCAGTAGCACCAGAAGTATTACCTGTTACAGCGACTCCAGCAACAAAGTTGGAGTTCTGTCCCGAAGCGCCATTGACGCCAGAGAGAAGGACTGAATTGGGAAACACTTTTTCGACCGTGCCGTAAACGGTAGCGCCACCAGGGTAAGAACTACCTTGGTAGACGATCTCGCCTTCCTGGAAAGTGTTATTGATAGCATATAGTTCTAAATATGCACGCCATTCTTGGGGGCGTCCAATAAAGAAGTATAGTCGAGTACGTTGGGTGCCAGACTCAGCTGCTGTTTCCTCTGAGGGGGAAGCAGTGTCGGGTTCCGCCAGCGCCTCAACGAACTGCTGTGCATTATGAATTCTAAAAAGATCAGTGATAATTGCAGACATTGGATTTTCGTATACTGAGACTGGATCCGTGGTTATTTATATTTAGTGACTTTAATTATAGTTTATTCGCAGACATCACGACTGTTCCCTTTGGATATGTGGGTTCGCCGTCAGTGTCATCAAGCCACCAAGTTCTGAGACCGAAGTAGTCAGCACCACCTGCTTGAATACTAAGTTGCTGGAAGTACATTCGGTATGCGTTGCCATTATTAATTTCTGTTTGGATAGTAGCAGGGATATTCAATGTAGTTGTGCTCCAATCTCCCCCAGCAGCATCACCAGAGGACCAAACATTTCCTGCTTTTACATAATTTGTATTTGCAGACCAGAACCATAGTTCTAAATCTTGCCCTGGATATTCACCGCCATTAGATCCAGTACCTCGTATATATTCAACAGTAATAGTGTTGTGATTCTGGAAAGATTGAATCTCATTAGCTGTACTGAAAGTCCAGTGGATTATTCTATTGCTACCAACGTTACCGCCATAGAATAAGTAATATTGAACATCAGAAATAAATCCTCCATTGTAACTCAATCCAGTACCACCGTTAGATAGACTCACATATTGCGTAAGTTTGGTGTTAGTCATAGCGGCAAATCTGGAACCTTCTTCCACTGTGCTCAAAGGATTCAATCTTTGGACTCCTAAGAATCTATCCGATGTGGAAGAAGTGTAAGTCATTTCTTCTCTCTTATCCGCAGCTACATCGGCAATAATTAACTTACCGCCAGATGCAGGGAATCCTTTCGTACTGTTTACTAACAGAACATCATCCCCAAAGGTATTATCAAGAATCATAGCTTTGCTGGTAGTTCTGAAATGTATTTCGGAACCTTGCTGATAACGGAAGTAGTTTTGATCTCCCTCAGCATATACCTGAGAATTGAGGATATCGGGATTCTCGAAATCGCCAATCGTAAGGTTTGGATACAAATTAGACCAGAAGTCAAGGTTCATATCACCCATTACATAATTAATCTGCCTACCAGCAGAATCGGTATAGTAACCATTCTGTCCGATAGAATTATTAGATTGGGGTTGAATTTCAAACTTCATAGACTCCAACGAACCGATAGTCAGTCCAAGAGAACCCGTGTTGTAAGTGTCAAAACCAATCAGATTAGGATTATTGAAAGCTCTCTTTTCAATAACACCAGCATTATATTGAACTTTAGTCTCAGTTTTCTTGTACTTAGTAAGTGCACAAGAGATTCCTTGTACACCACCAGTCATCTGAGACTGCAGAACTGTAGTTTCCTTCCAATAGCAACGAACATCTTCTGGTGCCAGATTGATGTAGATCTCAGGCTGAGGATGCATCTTATTAGTAAGATCCAGAATTTTCTGAATAATTACTCGACCATCATAGTATTTTTTAACTTGATAGATCGGTGCACCAGCATTACCAAATACAAGGTTATCACCAGCAGGAGCGTAGGAGTTGAACAGAGTCCAACGGGTCCTATCGCCACCTTTGAAGATGGTTTGCAAGAAGCTTTGAACACCGACAGGAGAGTCAATAGTCGGAGGTTCAATACCAAATGTCGTGAAATTGGCAACACTCAGAGGATCCTTACGGAACACAAAGTAACCTCTAGTAAAGAGGATTTGAGGAGGAACTTTATAACCAGAACCAGAAGAAATAAGCTCGGTATCAACAATTTCTCCACGAACAACAATTGCAGTAGCACGAGCGCCACCACCAGTAGGAGAACCTAAAGAATCGCCATTAGAATCTGTGACAGGTGAAGATCTAAAGATCATCACGGGAGGTTCGCGATAATTTTTGGAGATCTGAGGATTTAGTTGATCGTCATAAATTGAAGATGTAAAGTCATACTC